ATAGGCCTGACTTCTATTTCAACTTGGGAGCGACACAAGACCCAAGAGCCACTTTAATCGGTAATGTACATTATAATAGTAAGACGGGTACTTACTTTTCAGAATCCCTTTTCGTTAAAGCTATTCAAACACCAAATGCGGTTATATTATTAGATGAGTTAACGAGAGCTCATCCAGATGCTTGGAACATCCTTATGACGGTGTTGGATTATGGTCAAAGATATTTGAGATTAGATGAACAAGATGGACAGGGTACGGTTAAAGTGGCTGAGGGTGTTACCTTCGTGGCTACGGCTAATATCGGTAATGAGTATACGGCAACAAGACAGTTGGATAAGGCTCTGATGGATAGGTTCACTATAGTGGAGATGGATGTATTGAATGATGTGGAAGAACATGGGTTGTTGGAATACATGTTCCCTCATGTGGATAGTAAGGTACTAAAGGATGTAGCTACTATTGCTCACATGACAAGAGTGGAGGCTAATAATGAAACAGCTCGTATCAGTAGTGGTATTAGTACGAGAACCTCTGTTGAGATGGCTGGGTTGTTGTATGATGGGTTTGGATTAGAAGAGAGTGCCAATGTGTGTGTTTATCCCCAATACGACGCCACTGGCGGTGTTGATAGTGAGAGAACCTTTGTGAAACAGATTGTTCAAAAGTTCATTGATGACGGTTCATCGGATGACTTATTCTCTGAAGAAGAGATACAAGAGGCTGTGTAGAGTAGTTCTCTGACGAATAAAAGCCCCTCTAAATGAGGGGTTTTTTATATTGGCTAATACACAACTTGAAATGGTTTTTCGGTTGACTTAATTATTGTTTTTTGGTCGTCTGATTGACATGCATTTCGTAGTCAATTTTTTCACTATAGGGTTAATAGGCTATGTGTTTTAATTAACAAAAGGCTTGACTCATATGTATGTTATTACTTATATTATGATATGAATAAAAGGAGAAATCAAATGAAATCATTAATGTTATTAATCATTACATCATTCATCTTTAGTGAAGAAGTATTTCAATTTGGTGAAAACTCACCTGAAAGAAGATGGGAGAAGATAAGCACATCCATAGAGGTGTTTCAAGGATTGGAGTCTCATGTTCCAAATATCAAATTAGGAAACATAGAAATCATATACCAAGATTCAAAATACATAGATAAACAATGGGTTTCAACCACCATAATGAAAATTGATAATCAATACTACAAAGGTGGTGATTATAGTAAATGGAAAGTAATTAGTTGCAATACATCAGAAATAAGATGTTTAGAACATTGGGAACAAGAAAATTCCATTAGTGAAAAAGAGGTGGATGAAATCATTAACCCAAATATATTTAAAAGAATTATCAATATATTTAAATTGTTTTAAACCTTATTCCCTACCACCTCTGTAATCCTCACTTCTCTCATAATATCCTTGAGGTTCTGGACAAGCCTCTTGTTTTCCTACTTCCCAATCATGAATAAAAGGATCTTCTTTATAACATGATGTCCAAAATATAGTTGTTAATCTCTCTAACCCATATAATTTATATTCAGGAAAATAAAAACTACCAAATGCTTGTTGATTAGATGCATTTATACTTGGAGGTCCTGTTACACCATAGTTGTTATACATAAGATGATGTTGACCTAATATTCTAAAATCACCCAAAACATCACAATTCATATCAATAGAGTTCTCCGCAAGGAATCCATGATTCAACCAACCCAATTCAATTTCATCACTATTATAATTACAACTTGGTTGGCCTTGTTGCCACATATCATATACATTTATCCAACCAGATGAAGTACCTACATAATCAGGTGGTCTTGAATCTCCTGGTTGATATGCTGTTTGAAAATTACGAGGTTGTGGCCACATATTACATTTACAACATTTGTAACAATTCTCACCAGATGTATCTATATCCCATAATCCAGGATGAGGTTGATCCCAATCAACAGTTTGAAAACCTGGTGCTGGAATAAATTCACCAGTTTGAGTATCATGATATCCATTACCCTCTTGACAACATCCTGTTACCCCATTACCATCGTCATCTACAATGAGTTGACCAGCTTTATTATAAACATCATGAGTTAAATAATGCCATCCTTCACCGTATTGATTACACATATGTACCATCACAACTGACATATCACCACCAAACACATAAGGATCTAAATCATTTTCATTAGATCCATCATTAGTTGGTGGAGGACAATAAAAAGAAAAATCATGTAATCGATTATTTTTATTTCCAAAATCACATTGACATGGGTGTACATTTTCAAATGCATTAGCACTACACTCTCTAAACGCCTCCATGGTGGCTTGTTGGTTATAAGGACCTTTTACAGCAGTATAGTATCTTGTACCAAATTCTCCATGTTCATTTGTGTCATCAGTACATTGTCCACATGAATTTATAACATGTTGACAATTACATGGATTACCCTTATCAGTGATTTGTAAACGTGACATTGAATTTTGGTCACCAAAAGGATAAAATCCACCTTCCACACCACCTGGCCATATTTCATTTGATATATCTATGGGATGATACCACTCTGGATTAAACAACCACTCTGGAGTGTATTCCACTAAAGAATCATAATTATAACCACCACTCCAATTAACATGTGCGAATCCTGATGATTGTGGATATACATTTTTACATTCAAAGCTTTCCATTACTGGTTCATTCATCGCTCTATTTCTACAATAACTGAAATGCATTTCATTTTTACTTGCCATAGAGTACATTGAACCTGGATTAAAATTAATCACCTCTCCTGTATATGTACAAGAAGATACAGGAATACCAGCTTCAATACAAACTATATCCACATACTTGTCACATGTTAAGTCACCTTTACAATCATAATTTTTAAAACCCTCTTCTGGTATTTCATTATCCCAAAATCCATCTCCATCACCATCACCCATACATGGTTTTGGAGACATTCCATCAGGACCACTACCACCACAACAAGGGTCTCTATGAAATCCAGGAGTACTTGGATCATCACCAACATCTCCATGTCCATGAGTTATTAGGCTTTCATCTATTTCTGTACTTGGATCATCCTCACCTGAATATTCTATATATCCCTCATCAATGTATGTACATCCTAACGCTTCACATTGTTCTTTATCTGTAATTTCTATAGGATTAAAACTTCCATCAGTACAAGATGGTAAGGGAGAAGCATTATCTCTACATCCAGCTGGATTGTTTATACCTGAACAATCTTCAACTAAACTCCATGGTACATGTGCTAGATTTTCAAATTGACAATCAGTGCCATCAGGACACCTATATATTAAAAGTAGAGGATCAAGTTGACAAGTCCCTCCATTTATACACCATCTAACAGGATCCATTATGAAATTACCTTGAGCATCAAATGCATTTTCATAACAACACACCTCTTCCGCACATCTCCCATATGTTTTATCATGACGCCAATGTTTACATCCAACACAATATGATTTACATGCATCAGGATGTCCATCACCATCTTCATCACCACTACATACAGCTATTGGTTCACCATTTGAATGCCACATACCATTACGAAAATCAGGATAATTAATATCATACAAATGTTTGTTATAACTCATAGACGCCTGATCACAACACACTTGTGTTAAGTTTTCAGGTTCTGGTGGTATATAATTTTCACAACAATAGTTATCATCACTACCATCACACGCTATACAACACGCTCTTTCATATAATGGACTATAATTATCATAGTCTGGATCTGTACATCCCGTAAGTTCTATACATGCTGGGTCTACACCAAATCTACTACTTACACAATACCCTCCTGTAGTTCCAACTTCCACACATTTTCCTAATGGTCTAGTTCCCATAAATACATTATTTGAATCATAAACAGGATCTACTCCACAAGAATCATCTATCCATGGTAAACATGATGAACCATTTAAAGGACCTCCTTGACATTGATACATTGGTTCAGTACCAAAACATTCACATTCACAAAACGCTGGGTCTTGATAACAAGCACAATCACGAACAGAATTACATTCTTCATCATCCACAGCTATCACTGGTGGTATTTCGAACTGACAAGTTCCATTATCACATGGTGCGTTTGGATCATAATTAGTAGCTGTTGGTTCTGTACACCCACAACAATAATCAGTGTCATTCGCATCAAATCCAGTTTCACCACCTATACACCCACAAAACTCTGATACGAATGCCTCTCCATTGGAATCACCATTACAATCTGGACATCCATTAAGTGGGAATGAATTAAAATCATTTGGTTGTAAACACAAACTACCATTGTAACCTTCTGGTGGGTGGTCACAATATATACAAAATTCTCCTTGATATGAATGAGTTTCACAAACACTTTCAGTTACAATTCCAAACTGTCCTAATTCTTGTAATAATTCACAAGGTATTTCCGGATCCTCTGCACATCTACCATTATCAGGATCAATAATACATGGTTGTAATTCTCCATCCACATTGAGATAATTTTGAGTTTCACAATATGTTATAGCTGATGTAACACAAACATTAGCGAACCACCATGCCAAACTATCTATATTATTTAAATTACTTATTCCTCCAGTTGAAAAATCATTATAATCATCACATGAGGTTGCGGGTCTATTACCATCATATAATTCTTCACAACTAGCTCCCAATACATAACATCTTGGATCTTTTCTACAACTATGTGTATCGCTTCCATATTCAAAACAATATGTATAACAAGCATATCCAATACAACCATTCTCTGGACCACCTGGTCTATAATCTATTTCTTCAAGTGCTGGATAGCGTTCTGCATCACATGGTTCATTAAAAGTTCCAATTCCTTGAACGATTCCACCTGGCTCCCACCTACATCTTGGATCTGAATAACATGCGTTGGGACAAGAACATATAAAACTATATGGGTCATCATTAAACCATTGTGCAGTTATTGGTGCTCCAGGACTTGAATTATCTGGAGCATATATGAGATTTCTGTCATTTCCATATACATCTGCGCAACCACCGGGTTGAGCTCCCCATATACCACCATTTTCAGTATAAGGAAATGCTGATTCAAACCCATCATCAATATCCATATATCCAACAATTCTATATCCATATCCAATACCATCTATGATTTGGTCTTCAAAATCACCTGGAATTACCATTGGTGGTGTATTACAATATGTATCATTATTTCTATCTATTCTTGCACCATCTCTAAGTGATGTATCAGTTGGTCTTGATGGTGTAGATGGTCGTGTTGGTTGAACAGTCAATGGTATAGATGGACGTGTTGGTTGTATTATTTGATTATCTTCACTTGATACTCTTCTTGATTCAACGTCACCACTTGATGTTTTTCGTATAAATTCACTTGTGCCATCCATATAAGTAATTACACGACTATTAGTTCTACTATCAAATCTAATCGACTTGATTTGTCGACTATTGTTTCTTCCATTGGCCATAGGGTGGTTTCCTAAATTATAATTATTCAAATATAAATATATAAAAAAAAAATAAAAAAAAGCTTGACTTGATTGTATTTTTATTCTTATATTATAGGGTAAAGAAAAGGAGAAATAAATGAGTAAATATAGTACGAGTATTAATTACATTGATTTAGAAAGCGTTGGTTCTACTGTAACTAAAGAAGGTATGGTGTTTCCAATAGACATATATGAAATACCTGAAACTGCGAGTGACGCAGAAGAACTAATGGGTGTTAATGTATTTGAAACAACTGATGAATGGATTGAGAATTTAAGTGTTGATGATTTGATAGAGTTGGTTAATTTTTTAGATAATCATATGGCTTATGATGTGGATAATCCAAGTATGATTCATGGTGGTTATACAGAGTGGAGAAATCAGATTTGGGAACATTGGGAAGATGTGAATAACCACTATGTTAATTTGGAGGCTATATAATGACATGTGATAAATGTGGTAAAAAACATGATGTAGTTCCTAATAACTATGCTCATTATAAAGGTAAAAATTATTGTAATTGGTATTGTGCAAAGAAAGGATAATATATGACATTCATGTACACTTGGAAAATACCTAATAATGATGATGATATAAAAGTAGAATACTGCTTTTCATCTGTAGATAATTGTATCAAAATTGTAGAGATGTGGGTTAATGGTAAACACCATAGTTGGAGTTGGGTTCCTGATAAAGGTAAAAATACTTTAATGGGATTGTTGGAAAAACACTATCATGGTGTGGGTGGTGTTGTGGCTTAAGGTGGTTGTTACAAATTGTTACAATTAAGTCTTTGGATATGTGGTTCAACTATCCTTATATTATAGTGTAAAGAAAAGGAGAAATTAAATGATTAACAATATAGAGCCAGAAATTATTAAAACAAAAGATTACAATACAGCGATGAATAGTTTCATCACTCATATGAATCAAAATTGTAATAAAGATGGTTATTATAATTTTACCATTAATAAAGGTCGTAGGTTTGATAAGGTGGTTACCAATAGTCCTGGCAGTAGGAGTGTTCATTGTTTTGTAGAAAAAGAAACAGGACATATATTCAAACCAGCTGGTTGGAATGCACCACAATTGAAAACCAACATTCCTGTTCGTGGTTCAATTTATGAAATCAATAGTTATAAAAACGCCGACCCTCATGGTGGTTGGTTGTATTTAAGATAAGGAGAATTATTAATGTCATTTTTATCAGTATCAGTATCAGAAACAAGAAGAAGAATGCGAGAGAAAGCTGAAGAAGAGGTTAAGAAAAAACCAGCTAAATTGGAAAAAAATAAAAAAGCTGTATTAAAGATGTCCATAGTGGGTAAGTTATTACAATTAAAGTATCGCATAAATGAAACTGCAAAAGAAGAGAATGGTTGGAGTGATGATATGTCAAGTCACAAATCTTGGATTATGACTTTGATATCAGATGTTAGAAAAAATAATTTAACTAAATTGGCTAGAGAAGATGTACAAGTGTGTAATAAATTGTGGAAATTATATAACGTGAAATAAATACATATATACCTTAACAAAAAATAAAAAATTTTTCCAAAAAATCAATTTGATGTAAAACACTCTTTTTGATTTACTCAATGATATTTATAATAAAGAACAAGTGGAGTTATTATGAAATATAAAATCATACCAGAAGATGTAATTAAAAGTCTCGTTGAGTTTTTAGATGATGTACAATCAGAAGCAGCTGAAACCAAAAACTCACCTAAAGAATTAGAGAGAATAAATTTCTGTAGTTGGGCTATATCTCAACTCATCAATAGTACAAGAGCATACAAAGCTGAAGATGAAGAAAGGCCAGCAACTAAAGATGAAAAATGGGATATAATAGATGAATATTTTTTAGATTTTCAATTACCAGAAGACATGACTAAAAAAGAAATTAACAAAATGATGAATCAATTTGAGGGATTCTTTAAAGGTTGGGATAAGAAATATAAAGAAACCAAACATACCAACACGGGTAAAAAGAAACAAACATTAAAACAATTTAGAAATAATCTCTTGAAAGATGATGAATTAACACCACAAGAAAAGTTTGAATTGTACTATGATGAATATAAAAAAAATAAAAACAAACCAATAAGTTTAGACAGTATGTTGAAAAAAATTGGAATACGTAAATCGAGTGGTGGTTCAGATACACACTAATGTAATAAAGGTTACAAATGGCTAAAAAGAAATCAAGTATATGTTTATCTTGTGGACATGATTTTGATGAAGAATATTATCACATCAACCCACCCATAACTAAAGATGACAAATATGATGTAAAATTAACAAAAGAATATTGTGAAGAACAATCATTAAAATACAATCATAAAAATTGTAAACCTATTTGGTGTGATGATTGTCAACTTTTAATGGGTTATTTAGTAGACTACTAATTATTATAGCGTTTCCTATATATTTATTAATATGGGAAACTCTGAATTTATATTAATCATTTTAGCTACGATATCAAGTTGGTATGTGAATACACAAGCTCAACCAAAAGAAATATTTGTAATGCATGAAAACACTATAATTGAAAAATATAGATACTCACCAAAATATTCTTGCCCCACCATATGTGAAACAAACCATATACATTTCGCAACAGATTCACTATATAAAAAAAAATTAAATAAATAAAAAAAAAGCTTGACTTGAATATAAAAAAATCACTATATTTATATAGAATTTAAAAGGAGTTTTAATGAGTTTAACAAGAGATAATAAGGGTTTCATTTTTAGGAGTGGGCCTGTCAAACAAACTAATTTCTCTTCATTTTGGGATGACAACAATGATAATTCTTTAGTTGATTCTTTTCTTGGATTAGATGAAGAAAAAACAAGAGGTAAAGATGTTGTTGCTTTGGCTGGTTATAAAAGAGCCATTGGTAACTTTGTTAGTATCGTTACTGAACAAAACATTCCTGTTACATTTAATAACAATGATGAATCATTCACTGATGGTAAGAAAGTTGTTTTAGGTGCTAACCTTAATGATAAGAACTTTGATGTGGCTGTTGGTTTGGCTCTTCATGAAGGTTCTCACATTAAGTTATCTGATTTCAATATTTTAAAACAATTAGAACATAACATTCCACATGAGGTTTATAAATTAGCTGATAAAGTTAATGTTCCTAAAATGACAGTTATTCAAACTGTTAAAAACATTCTTAACTACATTGAAGACAGAAGAATTGATAGTTATATTTTCAGAACATCACCTGGCTATAAGGGTTATTATCATTCAATGTATGATAAATACTTTTATAACAAAAATGTAGATAAGGGTTTATTATCTGATGAATATAGAACTGAAGAGATTGATTCTTATATGTTTAGAATTATTAACCTTCATAATAAGAACAGACAATTAACTGCTCTTAAAGGTTTGAAAGCTATCTCTGAAGAGATTTCATTAAATGATATTATGAGAGGACAACATGTTATTGACACTTCAATGGCTTTGAATTTGGCTTGTGATGTTATGTCAATCATTCTTTTGAATATCAATCCTATTGTTAATAATGATGAGGGTGGTGAGGGTTCTTCTGATTCTGATGAGGGTTCTCCATCAAGTGATTATGAAAGTGGTAGTGGTAATACTCCTTCTGAAAATTCTGGTAATGATGATGGTTCTGAAAGTGTTGAATTATCAGATAGACAAAAAAGTTTATTAGAAAAAGCATTTGATAAACAAAAAGATTTCTTAAATGGAAATATTAAAAAAACTAAACTTTCTAAAAAAGATATGAATGATGTTAAAGCTATTGAAGATAGTGGGGCTACTTATGAAAATGTTGGTAATGGTTTGTGGAAAGATTCTTGGAGTAGTCAAGTAGGTAAAGGTACTAAATGTTTAGTTGTTAAAAAATTAACTCAATCACTTATTGATTCAAACCAATTCAGTTGTGCTTCTAAATACAATCAAGAGTATTATAGTGGTAATAAATGGAGTTCAAAAAAATACAACTTTGTTGAAGAGGGTTTGAGACTTGGTTCTATTCTTGGAAAGAAATTAAAAGTTCGTGGAGAAGAATCTCAAATCAAATATACAAGAAAAGATTCTGGTAGATTGGATAAGAGATTGATTGCTGAACTTGGTTTCGGAAACTCAAATGTCTTTAGTCAAACTTTTGTTGATAAATATAATAAGGCTTATTTACATATCTCTGTTGATGCTAGTGGTTCTATGGGTGGAGACAAATGGAATAAAGCTATGACAAGTGCTGTCGCTATGATTAAGGCTTGTGATATGGCTGGTAATATTGATGTCGTGGTTTCTATCAGAGCTACTCATTATCAAGGTGGTGGTGGTCATGGTTCTGCTATGATTATGGTTTGTTATGATTCAAGAACTGATAAATTAATTAAAGTAAAAAATCTTTTTCCAGCTCTTGATGTGAGTGGTACTACACCAGAGGGTTTGTGTTTTGAAGCTATTGCTAAAGATTTGATTCCAGGTAATTCAAATCAAGATAGTTATTTCATTAATTATTCTGATGGACAACCTTATTACTCTAATAGAGAAATTAATTACTCTGGTACTCAAGCTGTCAATCATACTAAAAAAATGGTTAATGATATGAAAAACAAGGGTTTGAAAGTTATGAGTTATTTTATTTCTGAAGGTAATTATAATCACGGAATAGATACTTTTAAAACCATGTATGGTAAAGATGCTTCATTCATCAACACTACTAATATGATGGATGTGGCTAAAACAATGAATAAAAAGTTTTTAACAAAATAAGGAGAATAAATATGGGATTAAGAATAGGAATAGATTGTGATGGGGTATTGAGAGATTTAATACCATGCATTACAGATTCAATTAAAGAAACACATCCACAACATGCGGATAAAATACTTGAACCTAATTCATGGAATTGGGAAGATTGGTTACCATTCTGGACAGAAGATGAAACTGAAAAATATGTTTTTGAAGATAATTATTTAGATTTCTTTGGTCCTGAATGTCCACCAATAAAAGAGGCTGTTGAGGATTGGAATAAGTTAAGAAAATGGGCAGATGAAAATAATCATGAATTAATTTTAGTATCAGCTCAAAGACCACATTGTGAAGAACCAACTACTGATTGGTTACAAAGATGGGGGTTCGTTGGTTGGGATGAAATGCATTATACTAAACACAAATGGTCTATTGATGTTGATTTTCTGATTGATGACTCACCTGAAAAAATAGAACAATTCAATGATAGAAGTGTAAATCATGGTAGAGCTATTTGTATGAAACAATCGTGGAATAAACAATGTCAGAAATCTACAATGAGTATTGACAGATTGTCAGACATTATGACACGAGTCTTCGGATAATTGTTTTGGTATGGTTATTGAACAATATATAGTGTATAGTAACTTTAAAAAAACATAGGAGAATAAAAATGTTGTATACAATAAATAATAGTATGGTGAATGATTTCTTTCAAGATTTAGATTCTGTATTTAAACCATCATCAAATTTCAGTAATGGTAAATCATACAAAACTGAAACCACTGATGATGGCATTACATTAACAATGGAAACACCTGGTTATAATAAGAATCTAATTGATGTAACGGTTGAAAATAAAACCCTCATTATTGAGGGTAAATCCAACACAAGTGATACGGATGGATTTAAAGAGAGATTCACCATCAATGATAAATTTGATGGTGATGGTGTTGAAGCCTCAATATTAGATGGTATTCTAACTGTATCTCTACCATATAAAGCAGAAACCAAACCTCGTAAAGTTAAGGTGAAGGTTGGTTAGCTTTGTTTGAACGAATTACATTTCAAGATAAGATGTATAAGGTTATATGTAAGATTCCCAACAATCACGTTGGGAATCGAAAATTACAATCTGAGTACAAAGCTGATTTAGTTTTACAAAATAAAACTCATCACTTTGTGTTAGAAAAAATAATAGATGCTGAGTTCGAAGAGTTGTAATTAAGGTTATGTTTATCAACAATTAAAGTCTCTATGAATAATTATAGAGACTTTTTTGTTTTATATCACATATATATAGATATATACTCTATTATGTTATGTTAATGTATATCACTCTTATATTTATATATAGGGGGTGAATGAAATGAAAAACATATTTATAATATTAATATTAGTTTTTACATTAGGTATGGTTGATAGTAAGGTTGAAGAGCCAGTTGATATTTGGTATAGAACAGTGCCTGATTTAAATAATGATGGTAAAACAACAATTGGATTAGATATGAGCGCTGGATTTGCTTATTGTGATGGTGAGTTTATTTATCTCATGGTTAAGAAAAAAGATATAGATGAACTCATAGTAATGACATTTGTAAATGGTGATTATTGGATTAATGATGAATCTTATTGGAGACCACAAGAAAACAAAGAAAATGATATGAGAGAAAGATTTTTAAAAAACCACTTGAATAAAGGTGGTAAAATAGAACGGTTAGATTAATACAGGAGGAAGTAATATGGCAGCATCAAAAGAAATAATTCAAAAGCATGAACAGATGTTTTACCCAACAGTTAGGGTTAGAACAAAAAAATCTGGTGGTAGTGGTACTGTTGTTTACTCTGAAGAGCATAATAATGAAATCCATACTTATGTAATAACAAATCATCATGTTATTAATGATTGTATTCACATAGTGAAGAAATGGAATCCTGTATTGAAGAAAAAAATAGATACTGAAATATTAGATACGGTTCAAGTTGAATATTTCAAGTATAATAATTATTCACATAACATTGGTTCATTTGCAGTTGAAGCTGATATTGTAGCTTATTCTGAAGTAGAGGGTGGACAAGATTGGGCACTACTACGAGTTAGAGATAAAGAAAGTAGAGCTGATTGGGTTGCTAACTTATTCCCATCAAATGATTTAGATAATGTACATATCTTTGATGATGTGTTTGCAGTTGGTGCTTCTCTTGGACACCCACCTATAGCATCTGAGGGTATTATTACTTATATGGATGATGAAATTGACCATTATAAATATTGGATGTCATCAGCTCAAACCATTTATGGTAATTCAGGTGGTGCTTGTTATAGATGGAGTCCTACAAGAAAGATTTATGAATACATTGGAATACCATCAAGAATATCAGTTCAACCAACTGGATTTAGTGCTGATGCTATAACTCATATGGGATACTTTATTCCAATTGATAGAGTTTATAAATTATTAAAAGAAAATGATTATCACTTTATTTATGATAAAGATGTATCATTTGAGGATTGTGAAGAAGCCCGTAAGGGTAAACGAGAACCAAAAAAGAATAAAAAATAAAGAAAAGGCTTGACTTATATAGAGCAATAGTTGTATTTTATTATGAATGTTGAAAGTAAATATAATAGTTTTAAAGAGGATGGTGTGAGATACATGCAGTGTAAACATTGTTATGATTACAGAGCTGTGAGTGAAGACACTGTGGCGATTACTTGTAGTAAGTGTACTACGGTAATACAATTGAATAAGTTTCCTGATACTTTACCAAAGTCTCATAAAAAGAAATCAACAGGTCGTCCTGCTGGTTGGCATTTCATGAATGAGTTTGTTGATAAGGATGGAAATGTATTTCATAAGGGTGTAGAACAACCTGATTTAAAAGGTACTCTACCACCAACAAAAGTAAAACCACCAAAGAAAAGAAAGAAGAAAAGTAAAACAGATAGACTATTAGAATTAGCTAAAAAACATAAAAGGAAACTTAAAATAAAAAGGAACTATAAATGATTGTAAAAGATATAAATCAATTAAAAGAAAAGTGTGTACCTGTATCCTCATTGTCCTATGGAGAAGGTGAGGATATAGCCAAAAGATTATTAGAGGAATTATCTAATTCTAAAAATGGTATTGGATTAGCAGCTAATCAAATTGGTATTAATAAAAGAGTATGTGTTATTAATGTTAAAGAAGAACCACTTATATTGATTAATCCTGAAATCATTGAAAGGTCTAAAGAAACATTTGTATTTCCAGAGGGTTGTTTGTCTTTTCCAAATAAACATGTAAGAACAATAAGAAACACATCTATTAAAGTAAAAGCTGACAATCATGATGAAGAACTAACATTTAGTGCTGATAGTAAAGATTTTAAAGATGCGTTTGAATGTGCATGTGTTCAACATGAAATTGACCATTTAGATGGTATTACAATGTTTGATAGAGAATTTAAACAAGAACCAATAAAAGTTAATAAAATTGGTAGAAATGAAAAAGTAACTTTGACAAAAGGTTCTGAATCTAAAATAATTAAATTTAAAAAAGCTCAACCATTATTGGAGGCTGGATGGACATTACAAAGTTAATTAAAGATATATTGGTTCACATGATATGGTTTGTTTCATTCTTCATAGTGGCTACAGTATTAGGATTTTTAATTTTAGGTATGGTTATTTGGGATTGTTTAATATTTATAATAAGAAAGGTGTTTAAAAAAAACAAGGGATTGACATGGATAGAAAAGAATTGTCTGAAGATGTTCAAGATATAAATGCAAGACTAACTCATTTAGAAGATACAACTTTAGACATTAGAGAAATAATGGTTAAATTGGTTAAACAAGGAAACCAAATAGTAAAAGTTCTTAAATCTTTTGAAATAGAAGATATTACTGATGATTATGTTGATAAACCATCAAATACAAGTAGTGAAAAAATAAAAGAAATGAGAGAGTTGATTGATGAATATTTATCAAAGCAACATGATTTAGTTGAATTTGAAAAAGAAATGTCGAAACATAAAGATAAATTAACTCCAGGAATAGTTGGAGAATCCTGATAAAAACAACAATAGTGCGGAAAAAAAGTTGTTGTTTTTAAAATAAAGTTATATTTATACATTGAAAACAGGTTATGAAAAAATTACTACATATATAAACCCACAATGATGCATCAGCATCTCTGAAAGTCCTTTCAGGTTAATCATGTTTTAAATAGAAAAAAAAATAAACAATGGTGAATTGTGAGCTTTATATGTGTGTAACTAATCTTAACATAAATACATGGAGGAAATAACATGAATGTAAAAAGTACGTTTGGAATGATAGGTGATATCTTAGGTGGTATCGGTGGTGTCTTAACTGGATTGATTTCAGTTGGAATACTTTCTCAAGTTGTCTTTGGTAGTGCTTGGGTAGTAGGTGACATCGTTGGTAACATAACAAACCTTGTAAATTCGTTTTTAGGAGCGGGTGTAACAGGACTGTTAGTACTTATTATTTTACTTTCACTATGGGATAGTAAGTAAAATAAATAACATGTAGTAATAAGTTGTGGGGTTATTTTAATTAATAACCCCACTTTTTTTTTCATTTATTGTATGAAATGATAATATATATGATATTTATAGTTGAATGGTTAATTTGAGGAGTTATCAATATGAATAAAAACAAGAGTTCTTCAAAAAAGGTTTCAATCGCACAACTAAATAATCATGAAGTTACGAATAAAAGACAAGCCTTAAAAGACCTTAAGATGTTAGACTTTGATTCACTACAATATAAAAATCCAGCCCAAAAAAGATTCTACAAAACTATATCAAAAAAAGATATAACTTTTTGTATAGGTCCTGCTGGATGTGGTAAAACATATCTTTCGGTTCATAGAGCTTTAAGAGAGTTAGGAGACAAGGATAGTCGTATAGATGGAATTGTTATCGTTAAACCTCTTGTAGAAGCTGCTGGTGAAAAGATAGGGTTTTTACCAGGTGATGTAGAAGAAAAAACATTACCTTGGATGATGTCTTTTTATTACAACATGGAACAAATTATTGGTAAACAGAGATTAAAAGTTCTCAAGGAAAGTGGTGTCATAGAAGTTATGCCATTAGCTTTCATGAGAGGTATCACTCTAGCTAATAAATTTGTAATACTTGATGAAGCACAAAATGCAACGCCTGAACAAATCAAAATGTTTGTCACAAGAATTGGTGAAGATAGTAAATATTTAATCACAGGTGATTTAGAACAATCCGATATAGCAAAACACAAAAGTGGTTTAGAAGATGCTATAAAGAGATTTGCTGGTGTTCATGGTGTTGGTTTAGCTATGTTTAAAGAAAAAGATGTAGTTAGACATTCATTGGTAAGAAGATTGTTAAAACGATATCATGATTCATTCAATATCATAGATGATGTATCAGCTGAGAAAACCATATCAATGTGGGTACATGATGAAGGTATGGAATCTCCACCTGATGGTTCTAGATTTTATGATAGGGAAACTACATTTCAATTAAAACAATAAAATAAAAAAAAGCTTGACAGTTATGTTGTAATGGTTGTATATTATAGAACAATATAATAGGAGAAACCTTATGATAAAATCAAGTCATAATTATTTTATAATGTTTATGTATTTAATATCTGTATTTTCAATCACTTGGTATGCTGATAAAAGTATGGATAAAATGCATGAAAAAATAATGACACTTCAAGAAATAAATTATGAATTGAAGAGACAAATGAATGTGACAGAGTTTGAAGTAACGGTTACGATGTATAATCCTACAAAGGGACAATGTGATTCCACACCTAATATCACAGCAGATGGTACAAGGATAAATCCAAAGAGAGCATCTTCATATAGATATATTGCTCTTTCGAGGGATTTACTATCTAGGTGGGGAGGTCCGTTTAATTATGGGGATTATGTTATTATAGAAGGAACTGGTAAAGACGATGGTGTTTATCAGGTAAGAGATACTATGAATCCACGATTTACTAAAAGAGTAGATATACTGAAGAGTAAGGGTAGTAGGAAATTCAAGTATAATAGTGTTAAGTTGTATAAACATAATGAAATACAAAATGATGTATTTGCATATAATGATTAATTAATTAGGAGAACATATGAAAACAATGATGTCTTTGGATGGTACTATCTTAAGAGTATCAGATGAAAAAGCCTCAAAATTATTTAACGAGGAAGGATTTAGATATGTAGCTAAATCAATGTGGAAAGAACAAGTAAGAGATGCTGGTAAAACAGAAGAATCACCTACTGGTAAAAAGAAACACAATAAAATGTCTAAAGCAGCTAAAAGACATTTGAAAAAAAGGAGTTCATCATAGCAAAGGAAATCATACTAACCATAGTGATATTTTTTATAAACAATGTATTGATATGGTATCAACTTAACTCACAACTCGTATGGGATTGGGCTAAAGGTACTACAGCTATAATTATATCTTGTTTAATGGGTATACCAATAAGTTATTTATTTTGGTTAGCTACTAAATGGGGATATGAGGGTTTTGGTTCTCTGTGGTCGATTAGATTTCTTGGGTTTGCCACATCTATGATGACATTTCCAATTATGACTTGGTTGTATTTGGGAGAGACTATAACTTTAAAAACTGCTATATCTATTATATTAGCAGTTATTATAATGCTATTACAATTGCTTTAGTTATTAACTGCTTTAGTTGCTTAGTTGCGCTATAACTATATAGCTTATTTTGAAAACAATTAAAAAAAATTAAATTATGAAATATTTTTACGAAAGAAGTGGATTATTAGAATCCGAAATTAATATAAACTTTGAAGATTTGTTATGGATGGATTCAGAACAAACAACTGAATGGATTGAAACTATGAGATTGTTTATCTTGAATCAATGGGATGAACATGGTATACCACCTACAATTGGACAAGATGAAGATACTATAAAAAAGAATTTTTCTAAATTAAGAGATTATTCCATTCAGAAGTTTTTAATATCTGATGATGATGGCAATGAAAATATTATCAAGAATTATAATAAGTTTGCATCAGGTGTGAATCAATTTTTTCCAACTATGTTGAAAACTGTGGTTGGTAATTCTTCAATATATGAGTGGTTTACAGATGAGTACAAAGATAAATTTCATAAAGTCATATTAAGAATATTGAAAAGAGATTCAATGTATAATTATTCTAAATGTATTCTTAAAGATGAGGAATTATCAGAAAATATATTTGTAACTCAACACAAAGATAATGGTCAAATTCAAGTAGATAATTATATGACTATGACTGCTTCAGAAATAAGAAAACTTTCCAATAAATGTAAAACCAATTTATCTGATAATTTTGATGATGAAATTGATGGAGTTAAATATAAATTTTTAGTTCATAAATTTGAACTAGGTAAAAAGATATTTCCATCTGGTATTCAGGCATTTAGATTAGGACTTGGACAACCAGCTGTAAACTTTCCACCATTAACTGCAAGATGGATTTATGAAAACTATACCAAACACATTCCAAAAGAAGAAACACTTAACATATATGACCCAAGTAGTGGTTGGGGTGGTAGAATACTTGGAGCTATGTCCTCACATCGTAAAATACATTATATTGGAACAGACCCCAATACAGATAATTTTATTGATGATTTGGGTATAACAAGATATGAATATGTAGCTAAATTTTTCAATGATAATTGTTTGGAATCAAATTCTTTTTGGGAAGAAGACAAAAATACTTATCATGTATTTCAAGAGGGTTCAGAACATATTGGTAATCATCCAGATTTTCAACAATACAAAGGTAAGTTGGATTTGGTATTTACATCACCACCTTACTTTGATAGAGAACAATATTCTAATGATGAAGAACAATCATTCAAATCATATCCACAATATGATGATTGGAGAGACAACTTTTTAAAACCAACATTAGAAAATGCATTTAATAGTTTGAAAAACGATAGGTATTTGTTATGGAATATTGCTGATATTAAAATTGGTAAGGATAAATTTTATCCACTTGAACAAGATTCTATAGATATTTTAACCAATCTTGGTATGGAATATCAAGGTAAATTAAAAATGTTAATGACATCAATGGTTGGAGTTGACCAATCAAATGTAAAAAATTCTGTAATTATTGAAAAAAAGGCTTGGAAGTATGAGCCAATCTTCGTATTTTATAAGAGTAAATAATTTTATATAATGAATAATTTCTTAGACTATAAATATAATGACATCAAATGTGATGTAGAATTACCAAAACCAATCATAGAAGATTTTGATGGTATACAAGTTGTTCGTGATGATTTACTTAATGGTGGAACTAAACGAAGAGCTTTTACAATTTATGTTGCGTCATTACCTGATGTGGATGAGTTTGTTTACGCATCACCTCGACAAGGATATGCACAATTATCATTGGCATATGCATGTAGAGATTTAAACAAAAAATGCACAGTAACGATTCCAAAAGGTAAAAAAACTTGGTTAACCATAGAAGCAGAGAAATTAGGTTGTAACATCATTGAAGTACCTATGGGTTATTTATCTAATATTCAGGCTAAAGCAAGATATTATTGTGAAGATAATAATGCACATTTAATTCCATTTGGTGGAGACCATCCAATCATCATTGAAGCCATGTGTGAAGCTGCAAAGAGTTTGAACATCAAACCAAAAGAAGTTTGGACTGTTATGAGTAGTGGTGTTTTGAGTAGAGGATTACAGATGGCTTGGCCAGATGCAAAAGTATATGGTGTAAGAATTGGACACAAAACAACAAAAAGAGAAAGAGGTAGAGCTGAAACTTTCATATCTAAATATAAGTTTCAACAAGATTGTAAAGAATCAGAAAGACCTCCATTTCCATCTTCACTAACCTATGATAGTAAAGCATGGAGTTTTATAAAAGAACATGCTTCAGATGGAGCATTATTTTGGAATGTAGGAAAATAAAAAAAAGCTTGTTTTATGTATTAAAACTTATATATATTATACAGAGTTTCATAAACACTAAAGTAGTGTTAATAAAAAATGAAACTAGTAATTAGATTAATTATAAATATGAAGGAAAAATAATATGAATAAAAGTAAATTAGCATGGAATTTAGAAACAATAAAAAATCCACAAACACGACCTAAACAAATAGTTAAAATAGATGGTAATTTTCAAATGCCGTCAGGTATGAACTCAACTGTTTATAAATTTACAAACTTGGAAAATGATAAATGGTATATTGGTTACCATAAAGAAACTGATAAAGCGTATTTTTCATCAACAACTAATGAGGAGTTTAAAATTGTTTTAGCTAATCTTAATTCTAAATTAAAATTTGAAATTTTAGAATGGGGTTCTGTTGAAGAATGTAAGCATATGGAATACGAATTGTTAACTAAGTATGATGCAAAAAATAATCCAATGTCTTATAATCTACATAACGGACATCCAGGTAAACCTAAACTAAAAATTAATTCAATTAAAGAACTTGTAAATGATATAGACATACTTAGAAAAAGAAAAGATATTACTTTAACAGAATTAAGTAAAGAAAAACATAGAAAAGGACCTAAGTTCGCCAAAGAATTAAGTATGATAGATACTTTACAAACAAGAGATTTACAAATAGATAATAAAAATTTACAATATGTCATGGATAGAATAGAAAATCAAATAGGTACTTATGATTTACCAGTATTTTTAGCGGATATCCAACAAGATGGTAAATATTATGAACTTTTATTAATAAGTGGTAATCATACGATTACCGCTCATATTAAACTTGGTAATCAATATCCGAATACACCTCTTGAATACATTGTAATTCCCAAAGAAATACACCAAAGATTTTCAGATATGGAAATAAGAATGATTTCTAATGATTTAAATTCTAATTACAATGGGGGTAAAGCTTTTTCAAAAGGTGATGCCATTAAAGAGTGTTTAGGACATCATAATTATGGTTATTCTTGGAATACAGCTGAAATGCAACGTAGATTTATGAATTTAGGTTTAACAAAAAATCAAGTTAGTGGTGTTGTAAATGAGGTATTGGATAAGATTGAAAAGAAAAGACAAAAAGAAGCTGGTATGGTTGTAATGAACTATGATAGTAAACATAAAGATGTTCTTGAGTATGAAATAAAACACAGACAATCGGAAGATACTTTTGTGTACACTACAGCTTCAACAACCCCAAATTTAAATCGTATTTTTGATAAATTTATTGATGAACAAAAGAAAAGATTTGAAAAAAATAAAAAACTAAAAACTAAAATATTAGTTCTTGTTCATCATTCATCTGAACATACTAAAAAACAATTCCCATCAATTAAAAAATCAATCTTAACAGTTCAAAATATTAATACATCAACAGATTCTTTATTAACAGATTTTAAGGAAAAAATTTCAAAACAAATTTTTCATCCTGAAATTACTTTTATAGAATTACCAATGTATAGAAAAGACATTGATGTTAAAAAGTTAATAAATAACAAAATAAAAAACAGTGGGGGGAGAGATCTCTCCCCCTATTTAAAATAGAGGATTAAAATGAGAAAACTAACAGCAGAAGAAATTCAAAACAATTGGAAAAAGTTAATGGATACCATTGAAGGTTTTATTAGTGATGATAGAAAAGAAAACCTATTGAAGATGTATGATTACTTTCAAGATAGAATGATGTTAGCACCTGCTAGTGCTAAAGGACACTTTCATAATGCAATGCCTGGTGGATATGTTGAGCATGTTCTTCACATCGTAAGACATTCACTTGAATTAAAACAATTGTGGGAAAAGAATGGAGCTAAGATTAATTTTACAGATGAAGAATTAGTGTTTGCAGCTCTACATCACGACTTGGGTAAGGTTGGTGATTTAGAACATGATTATTATATACCACAAAATTCAGAGTGGCACAGAAAGAATCGTGGTGAGATTTTTAAACACAATCCAGCTTTACAATACATGAAAGTACCTGATAGGGGATTATGGTTATTACAACACTTTGGTGTTAAGGTTACTAATAATGAATACATTGGAATTAAATTAACAGATGGATTATATGATGATGCTAATAAAGCATATTACATGACGTATAATCCTGAATGGCAGCTTCGTTCCAATATGTTTTACATTCTACATCAAGCTGATATGATGGCTACTCATATAGAATATGATATGTGGTATAGAAATGATGAAGAACAAGAAGATAAACAAGAGCAAAAATTAAAAGAAATCAAAAATGAATTTAATAAATTATTTGCATAAGGAATCATTATGATATTAGAAATTACATTAATCATCTTATTATTATTTATATCTTATATGTTGGTGTTGTCAATGAGAAGAATAAATCAATATGAAGATTTAATACTACAAATACAACAAATAATTACATTTGCAACTGATAAAATGAAACAAGTGGATTCAACAGGTCATTTTGAATCTGATGATGAAGTTGGTTTCTTTTTTGAAGAATTAAAAAGTATTCAATTATCATTAGATGGTGTGTTTGAACAAACAGAGGAGAACAAAAATGCCAAGGGCTAAGAAAAAAAGAAAAGTATATTTTGGACAAGAGGTTCAAGATGCTATAATTAGATATAATCAAAGTACAGATGATGAGGAAAGAAATGTAATTTATAGAGATGAAATACATAAAGCATTTGACAAGTTGGCTGAGAATATAATCAATACATTTAAATTTAGTTATTTTGATTATGGTTTCGTAGATGTTAAAAATGAGGTTGTTGCTTTTCTTGTAATGAACATTCACAAATACGACCATACAAAAGGTTCTAAAGCATTTAGTTATTTTTCAATTGTGGCTAAAAATTATTTAATACTACACAACAATACTAATTATAAGAAATTAAAATCACATGATGACATTGATGCTGTTGGTAATAAATTAAAAATATCATCACATGAAAAAACATCTTACATTAATGATTTATTAGATGAAACCATTAGATATTTTGAACACAAAGTTTCAACTTTATTTAAAAAGAAAAAAGATTTAGATATTGCTTATGCCATAATAGAGTTGATAAAAAGAAGAGATGAAATAGAGAACTTTAATAAAAAATCTCTTTACATTTTAATACGAGAAATGACTAATGTGAATACATCACATATAACAAAAGTTATGAATGTTTTTAGGAGTCACTATCCTAAAATCATAAGTGAATTTGAAATGAATGGTATTTTAGAATTAGATAAAAATAATATTAAGTTTTTTTAAGAATAAATTAATTAATAATATAAAAGCCCACCTGTTTGGTGGGTTTTTTATTTTCTTTTAAATTTTGTAAACTTGATATTTATATATGAATAATTATATTTAATCGGAGTAATAAAATGTCTAATAATGAAAACGAAATATTTGAAGGTAAATCATTTCAAGATTTAACAAAAGATATTTACGAAAATTCTAAAAACAAAAAGTTACAAATAGATTTATTGATTCAAGAAATACATGGTATGATTACAACCATTGATGATGCTGTTATGGTAGCACCAATCATAAAAGAATACATGGATGTAAGTGTAAAAAATGACGAACATCTTGTTAAATTAGCTGGAGTGTTGCAGAGAATTATGGCTAAATCAAAAGGTGAATCAGATGAAACAAGTTTATTATCCGATGATGAAAAAGCAGATTTAATGTCTACACTTCAAGAGACTGTAAATGATTTACAAGGTGAAAGTGATAGATTGGATAATGTTAAGAAAAAAACAAAAGGATTCATGGAGAGTTAAATGGGTGCAACAGTAACCATAGATTCATCTCAATCAGAAAAAAATAAGGGTGGTGCTGTTGGTGGTTCAACACCACAAACCACCTATTTACAATTTGTACCAGCTCAAGTTACTGATGTAATTCATAGTAGTGATGATGTTGGATATGAGGGTTCTTTTGATGTTAATGCTATATATGCACAGAAACATTATGGTGAACTTATGGTTGCTGGACAAATAAACAAAACTAAATATTATCCATTGTTAAGAGGTATAGCTGATGTGCCTGTTAAAGGTGATATGGTGTTGGTTTATGAAGATGAGGCCGGTCAAGATTATTATTTAGGTCCTTTGAATAGTTTGAATAACCCAAACTTTAACATTAACCCATTAGTTTCAACACAAACTCAAGCTAATAAAAATACTAAAATAAATAATTTACCAAAGACTACGGAACGAGATAAATTTGGAATACCATTAAATTATCCAATAGTTGGAGTAAAAAGATTAACAGTAAAAAGAAATAAAAAATTAGATGATCCTGAAAACAAAAGATTGGGTGAAGATGGTAGTATAGGAAAAGAAGAGACATTTGGAGATATGATATTTGAGGGTAGATATGGGAATAGTATTAGAATTGGATATAGAAATACTAATCCTTTATTGTTTATATCAAATGGAAGAAAATCAATTCAAAACCAAGAAACATTTATTGATAATTCATTGATAGCTATGATTCAAAAAGGAACACTAAGTGACCATTTATGGCCTGGTGAACCTTATCCTAATTTTATATTAGGTTCTGAAAAGCCTGAATTGGAAAATCCAAGATTGATTGGTGGTGGTAATTCTGATTCAAATGGTGGTGTTGAGGGAAAATTTAATTATAATTATGGTAATGATGATGATGAAAATCCAATATTGGCTGGACAATTATTTTTAAATAGTGATAGATTAGTGTTCAACGCAAGAAAAGATACAATAACTTTATCAGCGTTTTCTAATTTAGATATGGGTGCTGGAAATAATTTAACAATTAATACTAAAAACTATACAAGTATTGAATCTTCTAATATTTATTTAGGGAAGCAAGCTCAAGAACAAAAAGAACCAATAGTTCTTGGAGAACAATTAAGATTAATATTGGAGGAAATGGTTGAAATATTGGAAGTATTTAAAGTTACAGGTGTACAAGCTGGTATATCTGGTACAGCGGCTCCTGATGTGGTGGCTAAGTTAACCACATTAAAGAATAAATTATCATCACCTGCTTTTTTTAGTCAATATCATTTTATAGAAGATAATGGACAAAAAGTAGAATCCGTTAGACAAACAGAAGAAACCACTTAGGAGGTCATATGAAAAAGAAAACAAACATAAAAACAGTGATTAGAAAAATAGTTAGAGAAGAAGTTGCTATGGCTATTCAAGAAGTAATAACTGAATTAAAGCAACCAACACAACAAGTTTCTCAACCACAATCAAAAAAGAAAATTGTTGAAAAATCTAATTACACAAATAATTCTGTATTGAATGATGTTTTAAATGAAACAGCTCAAGATGATTCTTGGAAACAAATAGGAGATGGGACTTTTGATTCAAGTAGAATGAATGAAGTCATGGCATCTCAATATGGTAATATGATGAATAACAGTCAACCAAACGTGGTTGTTGATGGAGTATCAGGAGATGAACCTGGTATGGATTTCTTAAAAAAAGATTATAGAGAAGTACTTAAAAAATCTGAAGAAAAATCTAAACAAAAACGAGGTGTGTAATGAGTTTAAGAGCTGATATAGAAAAAGTATTTGAAAATAATTTAACTGATTCTGGTGAGGATACCATTGAATTAACTAAATTTCAAAAGAAAAAAGTAAAAGAGTTGGCTGGTGGATTGGCCGATGCTATAATAGATTTTGTTCAAGCACAAACTTTTCAAATAACTGAAATGGAAGCCA